GTCTCATAGACCGGTTTTTGGACGGTGAACTCTTCTTCGCGCGTCTCCCAGACCGGTTTCATCACGGTGTACTCTTGCTCCCGGGTTTCCCACACCGGCTTCATGACGGTGAAGTTTTCCTCCACCTGTTCATTGACCCGTTTGTGGACCGTGTACGTAATCTCCCGGGATCGGGTTTCCCAGACCGGTTTCATGACCGTGTAGGTCTCTTCCCGGTTCTCCCAGACGGGTTTCATGACCGTCTGTTCTACTTCCTGCGTTTCCCAAACCGGTTTCATAACGCGGTAACTGACTTCCCGGTATTGCGTTTCCGGGACGTACCGCGTATAGGTCACGGTTCTCGGTTCCATGACCTTGCGATAAACGGTTCGGTAGCAGGTTTCCTGGACCGGCTCGCACCGCGTGGTGCTGCACGAGATGGTCGCGCTTCGCGCCGATGTCGCCATGGTCGAGATCGACCAGCACCACCTGCGTCTGAACGATGCTCTCCGCCCGCGCGTCGCCGGGAGCCGCAACCGTACCGGGCGCCACGAACAAGGCCATGCCGGCGTCGCTCGCCCATGTCGCCTGAAGCGCGAGTTTCGCGGCGAGCGTGGCGTCCGCTTCGATGAAGGGAACATGTGGCGGACCATCGCCCGCGCCTTTCTCGGCCAGAGCACGGACCGGCACCCAGCCGTCGCAGTAGCCGAACACGACGTCGGTATAGATCGCGATCATTTCGGCATCGGGCGCGACGTCGTCGGGCGCGATGGTGTCGGATGGGACCGTCATGCCCAGCACCGTTCCCGCCAGGCGCAGAAGCGGCATTCGAAGTGGTCGGGGTCGGCCGTGTGGCGGGGAAGAAGTTCACCGGCATCACAGGCGCGCAGGATCGTCACCGCCTTGTCGCTGGCGGACTGGGCGAGTGCGGCATCGAACGGAACGAGTTCGTGCCAGATCTCGCACGTGTCCTTGTTGATCGCCGTGAAGAGTGCGGGCGCCTCGGTCAGGCCGAGATAGGCCTGGTAGAGCGCGATCTGCGCGGCATAGACCGGCTTGGCCTTTCCGACACCGTGCTTCGCGATTTCCCGCCAGTTCTTGGCGTTCGCCGATTTGCACTCCCAGAGCGCAGGAACCGCCATGCCGTTCGGCGCGGCGACGACCACCCCGTCGGCATGGCCCTGCACACGTCCGCCCACGACCGAAAAGCCGAACTGATCGCCATGACGATTGCGCGTGCGAAGGTCGAACCCGGCCTTGCGCAGCCAGGCGATGGCCAGGTCCTCGAGAACGTGGCCGAGCGCGAAGATCCGCAAGGACTGGCCCGAGAACCCGGCGCCCGGGTCCGTCGGCGACTTCAGGTATTCGTACTGCAGCCTGCGCTGGCAGATGTCCCCCAGCCGGCTGCCCCCGAGATAGTCGCGTTGGGGACGTTCGGCCTGTTCCGCCACGAGGGCGGTGTCGATGCAGGCATTGACGGCGTCCGCGAAACTGGGCGGCTTCTCCCGATGGTTGAAGTCGAAACCGGCGTCCATCAGAACGGCACCTCCGGATCGGGCCGGGGCGCGCTGGTCTGCATCGCCTCCTGGAAGCCATCGACGGCGGCCGTCGCGAGTGCGAGCGCCTGTGACTCGGTGAGATCGGCGAACCGCGTGGTCCATCCGATCTCGGCCATGAGTTCGGCCATGTTGCGGAGGGCTGCGCGCAGAGCTGCCTGTTCGCGTTCGTCTGGATCTATCATGCGCCGACCCCGCTAGTGGGCGCTGGCGTGCGGGAATGCGGGATGGCGCGGCGCGCCGGGTATATGCTGTTCATGGGAGAGCTCCAGATGCTCTCCTCACCTACCGGCGGGGGTGGCGGACTGTCGGATGGCGCGCACAGAACCTTACGGGAACACAATCTTGTGGCGAGCGCGATTCCTTCCTAATCTTGCGGACCGTAACAATTTCAGGAGCAACGAGGCCGATGCCAGCATTTAATCCAAGGATTTTCAGCAACCCAGCCCGCCTCAAGCACATTGCTCCCGCGAGACTGAAAGAGTTTCTTGAGCCTTGGAAGGACTACTTCAAGTCTCGCAAGCTCGACCTCGCCGCGTGTTCGACAGATGACATGCCGCTCGATGCCATCGCTGACGTACTCATGAATCCCGATGCTTCAGTTCCCGAGGACATGGTCAACGCGCTCTATTACGTGCACGAAACCGCGTCCCATGAGGCGATGGACGAGTTGCTCGACCGCGCTGCAGCGGCGGGCATCGAGATCGATAAGGATCACGAGGTTTCGTTGGCCGATGTTTCGGTCCAGATCTGGCTTGCCCAGCCCATGCTGCTTCAGCGCCAGCATGCCGAAACCGTGGCGGTCCAGCGTTCCAACTTCATGTATTTCGCCGGTTCGCGCCCGAAGAAAAAGGCCGCAGAGCTCCCGTCCATCACAGACGCCATTGCGAAGACCATGCAGGACCGGATGGACAACTGGTTCGAGGTGAAGCGACGCGGCCGCAACAGCCGGATATTCGCGTTCCCGCGAGGCGAGAAGATCTGGCTGCTCGTGCGGCACGGCATGCCGATGCGCCGGGAAGGGAAGCACCAGGACGACGGTGAAAGCGGAATTGCGTTCTATCGGCCCCAACAACATGACGTGCTGATCTACGACAGTGTGACCGACGAGATCGGCGTGAACGCCGGAACGAAGGGCGAGCGCGAACTCTATCTCAAGACGTTCGGTGAGGCGCTGTTCGGCAGCGAGGATTATTTCGATCGCTCCGAGCGATACACACTCGATCCGCTGCGCGAACTGGGGCCGGATGCAATGGCGCATGGGGATATCGAGGGAATTGCCGGCGTGCGCTTCGTGGAATTCGGCCGTCGCTGGCCCGGAAAGATTTCGGAGATGGAAATTCGCAAGTCAGAGGACCTGTTCAAGGCTTACGGCGATAATTGGGAGAAACGCCTCACTGGCGGCGCGTTTACACACGCGACTTTCAAGTTTGCATTCGAAGGCAGCAAGCGGGAGCGGTCCGTGACGATAAGGCCCGCGAACATTGCCCGCTATGAACGGGAGTCTGACGAAGAGGTCATCGAAGCCTGGCTGAAGGCGCGCGGGTTCTGGGCGATTCCGGCAGAGGCGGATGACGATGCGGATTTCGAAGTTCTGGAAAGCGCTTGATGCGCTGACCGATGCAGCGACAGACCGGCGCGAATGGGCCAGCCTGTTGGGCGATGAATTCGGCTGCGTGGTGGTCGACGAACCCGACTGCCTTCTGCCACTGGTGCGATCGATCGGAACGCCAGCGACGAGCATCGCCTGCCCATCACCGGGCGGTGACGGGTGCCCCCGGCGAATCGTGCACCACGACGACGGCGCCATCCGTGCTGTCTGCGGTGACAGCCCCAAGGCCTGCGCCGATCTCGATCTGAACAAGAACGACATCATGATTTACGGCCTCGACCGTGTCGGGTTGGCGCGCAGCATCGCTGCCGCACTCGACCTGTCCAACCGGCCTGCAAGTTTCAACCGTCGACCGGTGTTCAAGATCGGCTCACATGATGTGTTTGCAGGCAGGGGCTTTCCTGTCTTCCTTACGGTGCCGGGGCCGCTTGTATGCGAGGACGCGGCGCAATTTGACGAGGTGGTTGCCCACCCGGGCCCAAAACTGCTGCTGGCCCCGACCTTGTCATCAATCCCGGCGCAACTTGTCGCTGCACTCGATCGCGAGGGCGTCGTGCGCATGGCGCTTGAGGAACTGCTCGACCTCGATGAACATGGGCAATTGCAGCCTTGCCACCCAACGACCGTCGTGTTCGCCGATCTCCGCGCTCAGGTCGCGAGCGGGACGGATAACGCAGTGTCCAATCTGGCGTGGACACTGCCGACAGACGCGCGATGGGAAGAGATCGGAATCCGCTTTGTCTCAGATGAAGTCGTCAACGTAAGTTTCCGTGGCGAGACCCGCAGGTTCGAGCCAGATGGTCTTGGGTTGAAGAGCGCCAAGGACGGCAAGCCGAAAGCGGCGTGGACCTACCTGAAGGCGTTCGCGATGCAGGGCGGCAGGCTCCCCGTTCATCATGCCAAGAGTGCCGAGACCTCAAAGCACCAGAAGCAGAAGCAGGCGCTGTCGAAGGCGCTGCGTGCCGCCTTCGGGATCGCCGATGATCCGCTGCCCAAGGTCGGGGGCGACTATGTCGCCCGTTTTGTGGCGAACGCCGACGATCTCCAGCAGGGCAAGCTGGGTCAATCCCGACGAAAATTCGCTGACTGACCTCAAGAATATCTTCGAAAAAGTTCGACCCTTAAGCCGCTGAAATCCAACCGGGTTTCAGCGGTTTCTCTTTGTGCTGAGCCCGCCAAAGCCGCCGCTCCAACGAATTTTCGCCGGTCCCGGTCACTCGGGCCGCGTGCCCGTCCACCTGGACGAAGGCGAAACTTCATGGAGCGTTTCCACCCCATTTGCGACGCGCGCTCGCGCGTCTCCCGCAACATCATCATCCGGGCCGAACGACTTGCTCGATCAGGTTCTGTCCCCGGCATGGACGCCGAGGACATCAAACAGGACCTGCGTCTGCACCTCTATCGCCGGGATGACAGGTTCGACCCCTCCCGCGGTCAGTACGACACGTTCGCAGACCGCGTTCTGGCGAACCGCATCGCCACGCTGGCCGCGCCGACCGAACGCCTTCGGGCCGAGCGGGCGTGGGTCGACTTCGACACCCCGTCCGAGGGTCGCGGCGATGACGAGACGCTGCCGCTCGCGGAAACCCTGCCTGACAGTGTGGCGCTGCACGCCGCCGTCGCGCGTGCACCGGACGAGGCGTTCGGGCTGGTCCGCGATGTCCGGCGCCTTCTCGCAGGGCTGACACCTACCTGCAGGGATGTCGCGCTGGCGCTGATCGACATGTCGCCGACGGAGGCAGCCGAGGCCCTCGGGATCCATCGCAGCACAGTCTACGCCCGGCTCGGCACGATCCGGAAGGCGGCCGAGGCGCTTGATCTCGCCGCGTATCTCGGCGCCGCCCCGACAGTCTCGGAGGCCCGCCGGTCCACCAAGTTTCATGCCGGGCCCTCGGAGGAATGCAACACCCCCACGCGGGGAAACACTCCGACCGCAAGCTCCAGGGCGGCGTCAGGCCCGGCAGCAGTCTTCCCGACGATCCCTGGACACCAACCGACGAAAACACGGAGCATCACCATGTTCACGACTTCCCCCCTGAAACGCCTGCGCCAGTCGAGCTGGATGGAGGCGATCCCCGACACGGTCAACGTTCCGGCCCTGTCTGAGAGGCCGAACCGCGCGGTGCCGATCGAGCGCGCCACTGTGGACGACATCGAGTTCGCGCTTGTCGCCCTGGCGCGGCAGCAGTCCGATCTCTACCGGCTCACGAGTGCGCTTGGCGACGTATTGAAGATGGCGCGCCGCCAGGGCGCCTGTGGCGCGGACATCGCCATTTCGGCCGCTGTGCGGGATCTGGAGGGCGGCAAGTGAGCGCCCCCTTCGGCGGCGGGCCGCTCCGCATCATCACGGCCGACGAACGCCTGCGCGAGGCGCGCGGCATCAAGGGGGTGCTCACGGGCACCTCCGGCATCGGCAAGACCACGCAGCTACTGACCCTCGATCCGCAGCGAACGCTTTTCCTGAACCTCGAGGCGGGCGAGTTGGCCGTTCAGGGCTGGCCCGGCGACGAGATCCGCATCCGCGACTGGGAGGTCGCCCGCGATCTGGCCGCCTGGATCGGCGGCGCCAACCCGGCCATGCGGGACGACCAGTCCTATGGGCCCGGGCACTTCGCGCGGGTCTGCGCGGCCTTCGGTCCCGCCAGCCAACTCGACAAGTACGACACGGTCTTCGTCGACAGTATCTCCGTCGCCTCTCGCATTTGCCTTCAGTGGTGCAAGGGCCAATCCCAGGCCCAGTCCGACCGCACCGGCAAGCCGGATCTCCGCGCGACCTACGGGTTGCTCGGCCAGGAGATGATCGGCTGGCTCACGCATCTGCAGCACACGCCCGCCAAGAACATCTGGCTGGTCGGTCTTCTCGACCGCAAGCTCGACGACTTCGGCAAGCCTTTCTTCTCGATGCAGATCGAGGGATCGAAGACCGGCCTCGAACTTCCTGGAATTGTTGATGAAGTCATCACTCTGACCGAACTGCGCCCTGAAAAGGGTGACCCGTTCAGAGCCTTCATCTGCACCACCATCAACGATTTCGGCCTGCCTGCGAAGGACCGCAGTGGCCGGTTGTCGATGATCGAGCCCGCCCATCTCGGGCGGCTCATGGCGAAGATCCGTGGCCCGCGCCCCGATGGCGCTGCCCGCCTGAACTTCGAACTGCCCGCGGCCGCCACCGCACCCAATCCCCTGACGACGAAAGGAGCATGACAATGGCGAGCGACATGGATTTTAACGGCGCGGACACGCAGGACGCCGCCTTCGACCTCATCCCTGCCAACACGCTGGTCAAGGTCTGCCTCACCATTCGCCCCGGCGGCGCGGGCCCGGAAGGCTGGCTGACCCAGAGCAAGACCAGCCCAGCCCTCTACCTCAACACCGAGGCAGTCGTGATGGAGGGGCCGTTCGCGCGGCGTCGCATCTACACACGCATCGGCTTTCGCGGAAAGGCCGCGGGCGGTCCCGGCGACGACACCTACGGCAACCGCGGGCGCGCCATGATCCGCGGCATCCTCGAATCCGCACGGGGCGTGCGTGCCGACGACCAGTCGAACGCCGCTCGCGGGGCACGGATGATCCGCAGCCTCGGCGAGTTGAGCGGGCTGGAGTTCGTGGGTCGCATCGGCATCGAGCGCGACAAGGACAAGCCCGACGACACCGGGCGCAACGTCATCAAGGCCGCGCTCGGCGCCGACCATGCCGAATACGCTCGGGTGATGGGCAGCGTACC